CGCTCACTTAACAGGCGAATTAAAAAAGAAATTCTTTGATGAAGTGGAACGTACAGGAACCAAAGAGTCATATCTGCTCAAAGAGATTATCTCGGAGCATTACGGGAAGCATAGGTTTTAAGCTATTTCAGCTATCAACTGCCCTTTAAGGTCTAATGTGTTTGTATATGTTCCGAAAGTTGAACCTATACGTGTAAAACGCACTGTGTTAGTAGCACCAACCGCTTCAACTAACACCCATTCCGTTGCCCCTGTTGTGTTAAAGTAAGCAAGGTTAAATGATGTTTGCTTAAAATTACTTACCCCTGTTACAGTCATTGATAGCGTGTTGTTACTGCCGCCTGTTGATGTGTTGTTGATGTCAAACATTATTGTTACTTTCTTTGACTCAACTAATATACGCAAATCAACTGAACCTGTGCCTAATGTCCATGCGTTTAAATCACCTGCTAATGTTGGTGAAATTTGGTCAAAGTTGTTTCTAAAATATAAGTTATTGTAATCAAAAGTGCCACTACCACTTGCAGCACTTGACCAAACTATCTTACGAATTTCATGCACATTGTTTAATGTGCTGTCGCTAAACTCCACAGGGTCGGCATCGGTTGCAGTTAAGTATGTTGTTGTTACTGTACCTACTAACACTTGACCAAAAGCAACGGTTACTGTTTGAGCATCGCATCTAAACACCTCTGCATAAGTATCAAGCATTACAGCACCTGCGCTAATAATGTATGTTGAACCCGAACCTGTGTTGATACACCCATGTAAAGCCATCGGCTGTGTTCCTGCTCTATCGCCTGCCCAATATGATTTGTTTACATCTTGTATTGTTTCAATGTATGCCGCTTGCAAATGGTCTAAACTGCCTTTCTTAATAGGCATTGCACTTGAACTTGTTATGTCTGTTGTTTTTATTTTTTTCATTTCAATTAGTATGTTATAACTTGATAATTAATTCCTGCGTATGTGTACAAATCGGCTATCTGCCTAATTATGTTTTCTCTGTTTTGGCTTATGCTTGGTGCTGTATCGGGTGGCTCATTTGTTAATGCGTTGGCTGTTGCAATTGGAACGTAAATATCAAACTCGCTTCCTGTGTTGGTTATGTTTAATGCTTGCACAAATCTAAATGCTTCACCGTTGGCATAAACTGCTTCGCTACTATCAACAGAAGCCAAACCAACATAAAACACATTGCTCCCCGAAGCGAAATTGTCAATATAAATATCACTTGCTCCCGGCACATTTACAAACGTAGTACCAAACCATTCGTTTAACGCCCATTCAAACAACAAGTGCTGTGCGTTATACTTGCATCGTGGCTCAATGCCTACGAATTTATCTTGTATCTTGAACCAATATTCTGTATTAGTCGGTAACTCGCCTGTGTTCGCTACCCAACATTCATACACCGATTTGTCCTCGTATTGCACTTGGTCACCAACTGCATACGCTGTGGCCGTTACCCATAACGGTGCTGTGTTGCCATCTTTGAACGTTCCAAACATGGTATTGTATAGCACTTGCAACGGTTTCACAAGTGTTTTAACCCATGCTTTGTAAATCGGCAACCGCTTCTTTGGTGGCAGGAAGTTGACCGCAAACGAGTCTGTATTAATTATGCTACTCATTGCACAATGTAAGTTAAGGTATCATCAAAGGTGTGGTTAGTAGTGGTTTCCTCAACAACGTAACCCGAATAGGTATCATAAGTAACACTATCCACACCTGTTGATAGGTTAAACAATGTTACACCTGCACCATAAGCAACAGTATCACGCCTTACTAATATACGTGTTAATGATGCTGTAATAACGCCCTCTGCGCCTTGTATCGCATCGACAACGGCCTGCGTAGTTATACGGCCATTGAAAGGCAAGTTAGCCATGTATGCGTTCAATGCTGCTTTAACGTTGGCATCTATCACTGATGAATATTGACCGTTAAAGTATATCGTTGCTGCAACTTCCATTTTATCGCTATCTTCATTGATTAACGTAAACGCTATGCCTGCGGGGTTGAAAGTTTCAACATACGTTTGCAATTCGGCTAACTCACCAACTGATACAGGTTCCGGTGGGTCATTCTTTGCAACCTTAATCAATACCGTTCTGTTTGGCGCTGTTACCACCGCGCAACGTGTTAAGATTTGATTGGCCACGTTCACCGTTGGATATTCGATTACGAATGTTGTTGTGTTTAACTCGGCAACATCGCCTGTTTGGAATTTCAACACCTTGTTACGTGTCCATTGTGGTGTGCTTGGTGCTGCGGTGCTTGCTATGGCTTCTAAATCAACTTTGAACAAGTCCTGCAACTGCTCAAACACTGCAATACATGATGCCACAATGAAGTAGTATAAGTTCCACTTTGCCGTTTGACTTGTTGAGGTCAAAGTCGATAATGTCGGGTCTGCGTTTTTCGCATCCAACATCTGTTGCTTTATTTGTTGTGCTGTGCGGGCCATTATACTATTGCTGTTATTAAGCCATTTTTAACTGTTACTGTCTTGTTATCAACGGTGGTAAACGTGCCACTAACACCTCCTGCTAATGTATAGGTAACAATCGCATCTACATCGGTTATTGATGTAACACCGTTTTGGTTTAACGGTAACTGCTCTGTTCCATCAAGCGGTGTTGCTGCTGGTAACTCGGATATTTTTTGCTCTGCCATTTTATTGTTGTATTATTAGATTATAACCTGTTTCTGTTGTTAATATGTAACCCAATTCGCTTGCCAATGCTACTGCTTCGGGTATCGCTCCGCTTCGGATAGTATCATCCTCTAATTGCGGTGCGTTGTTAGTGATTAATGTTGCAACCAATGCTTCGGTTGTCGGTAAACTTGATGCCGAATAGTCAAAGCCCTGCAATGTGTAAGTAATGATAAATTCTTGTATGTTGGTATGGTCTGCCGATTGAATTTCGCTTCTACGCAAGAACCTGCTATTATACGGAGTTGACCAATTGTGTACAAGTGCGTTAAGGTCTTGTTTTAATTGCAATACTGCCGTGTCCTCGGTCTTATAGCTTTCAAAACCTAAATGCAATGCAATACTTAACGTTCCTTGTTGTTGACCTTGTAAGTTCTCAATGTAATCGGCACTTGCAAACTCAATGAAGCAACACGGATAATTAAATGGTACGTTCACATCCTCACGCTCAAATTGATTATTCCACAAGGCAACATACTTCAATGCTGCAAGTGTTTCAATTCGTGCTTTAAGTGCGTTATAAATTGCTAATTGCATTACTTAAATATCTTATCTAATCGTTTACTAATCACTTTCTTTACCTGCTCATTAAGGTTGTAACTATCACCCATGAATTGGCGTTTGGGCATGTTGATGGTGTAAGCACCTACATTGATTTCCATTGTGTGTGTTGCCCGCCTTGATTTTATTCCTGTTGTTCTTGCAAACCTCTTTTGAGTCTTTCTCGTTGCTAAATTCGTTGCAACTTCTCTGTAATGCATCAATCCTTTGAAGCCCTCTCTGTTTATTGTTCCGCCATCATTGTGTATCTTTGCATAAGGCAAATCTGTATGTATCTTAATACTCAACGCTGCTCTGTTTGCGGGGTCACGTATAATTGAACGCCTTAAATCGCCTGTCTTAACTAACGTTGCCCTTGTTGTATCATCAACCGTTTTACCGCTTTTCGTTTTGTAAGTTGTGCGTTTCCTCGGCTTCCACTTCTCAACACTCTTATCATCCCAGCCCTGCTTGCGGAATGATGACACAAAGAACACCTTGGCCGTGTTACCAACATCAACAATAGCCGCTTCCATTGCCTTGCGTGCTTTCTGCTCCGCTTGTTTTAGGTTGAATTTATTGCTCTTTGCCATTATGTCGGTATCGGTAAATTCCAATTCTTTTTAGCCGCTTCTTTGTCACCCTTTGCAATGTCAAAGTAGGGGTGCTTGCCTTTGCCCCTTTCTTTAAACACATAGCCATCAATGCCTGCGTTCATCCTAAACAAGGGCGGTACATCATCGGGCGGTGTAAAGTTGCTCATATCTGTCAATTCCCCCTCGGATAGTTGTATTACGGTACAACGGCAACGCCAACCGTTAGGTGGATAGTATTGCTTCCAAAAGGGGTCATTGATAGGTCTTATAATATTGTCAAGTGCTTGATGCGTTGGCCTTACTCTGCCATCACCAACGGTTTGATACTGCAACAACGGCAACACATCGGCATCGGCTTCAATTCGCTTCCAATCGGATGCCATACGTGCTGATGCTTTGGCTGTTTGGTATTCCGCTTGTAAGTAATCTTGATACATTATATCATAGTAAGGCCTTACCGCTTCTTTAAACTTGTAAAAGTTAGATTTCAATTCTGGGTCTGCCAACATCGCAGTCATTGTGCGTGTTGATTGGTATGTTTTCGCTCCGCTGAATATGTAGATGTTATTGGTTAAGTCCGCAGTCAATATCTCATCAACAACAGGTGCTAAATCAATGCCGTCACGTAAGTATTTCGCTGTTTTAAGATAAATCCCCTCTGGCAACACTTGATTATTTACCGCGCCAATCCAAACATCATTCGTAAAACGGTTAAAATCGTTTTCATCGAACGGTGTTGGCGGGTCAACTTCCTTATCTATATTCAATATGTCGCAGTACCCGCACATTAGCTGTATATAGCTCTTAATCGTTTGGCAATGTTTTCAAGTTGGCTGTCCGTTTCGGTGTCGGTTTCGGTGTCGGTTTCGGTGTTTGTTTCGCTGTCCGTTTCGGTGTCGGTTTCTTCATCCTCATCCATGCCCATTTCATCCTGCAACTCAATGCCATATTTATGCTCCAGGTACTCGTGGTCAAACTTAACATACGGCATGAATGAAGCATCAATCTTGGCCTGCTCCGATAACGGTAAACTTTCGCTATCATCATACTTGAATGTGCATCCTGCAAGGTCAAAACCATTTCTAATCATCATCGGCACAAGTTGGTTTTCAATCACAAACTGCATCTTTAACGTATCTTGTTTGGCTATCATATCGGCAACATTCTCGTGTACGTTTGCACTGCCCGAATACGCCTTTTCATCGGTTGTTCCTGTTTGCCCTAAGATTATCTTGCTAATCTCACTATTGCACCTTTCTACCATGTTATCAAACACTTGATACGCATCTGTCCTGCTTGCCTGCATCAACTCAATGTTATCGTTAAGGTCCAACACTGCCCATGAAGCTACACCCATGTTTTTAAGCATGTTTTCCATGTTCTTGCGGGTCATTTCATCCCTTACATCGGTCTTGCCAACTCTAATAGGTGAGCCGAATACCTCTGCAAACTCTGCCCATGCTGCCATTGCGTTTTTCTTCCAAATAACGTATGGTGCAAGGTACATCATTAACCCAAGGTCTTTCTTTTCGCCAACTCCAATACACCAATTGTTATACGGTGCTTCATCAAAGTGCTTGCCCTCGGTAACGGTTGCTGTGTTGGTGCGTACCAAGCTAAATTCTGGTACTACGTAAATTCTCGGTATCAATTCAACACTTGAATATTTATCGTTAACGATTGCGCCAAATTGTACGCAGGAAAATCCCCAAAAGATACTATCAAGTGCTAAGTTTTGAAAATCATAAAACCACTTTTGATTGAACAACGCTGTTTTCGCTTCATCACATTCACCATCCGCTCCATACACCATAAACTTCTTGCACAATATCTTTGATTTACGTTGCAACATTGCACTTTGAACCTGCCCATCTAACACGATTTGCTGATACGTTTGCATCAACAGAAATCTGTTAGGGTACATCGGACTTTCTGCTGATTGCAATGCAATGTTAAAGCGTGTTGCATCTTGCCTAACACGTTGCAACTGTTGCTCAAAGTCAATAGTTTTACGGATGTTGGCCTTTTGAGGTTGAGGTTTATTAAAGTTGAATATATCGTTATACCAAGCCATTACTTAAAGAAATTATCTTGTTTGTCCAAACTATTACCGTAACGGATGCTAAAGCCCTCACTATCTGCTGTGTTAATGTTCAACACCTCGGCAGTATCTGTACCGCTTGCCCATCTATCAAGTTGGTCTAATGCTTCACGGTTGCGCTCAATTCTCAAATCGGGAATGTTGCGCGGGTTAATACGTGCATGCAAGTTATACAAGGTCATGTCCATTGCCAACTCAACAAACATCGGGTATCTGTTATCGCCAACTGTCCAATACAAAGCGTTAGTTGTGGCATAACCTATCATCGGTGTCCAATATGCTGTTAAGGTCAATGCCTTGTTTGTGCTTGCTACCAATGCCGTGTAAACAAAGCCGTTGTTATCGGTAACAATATCATCCTTTGCGTATTCGGTTGTCTTATCCCAGCGGTTGAAGTTATTAACGTGTGTAATCACTTCGCCTGCTATCACTCGGTCACGTGTACGGTAATGGCGGCTGTTTGAGTAGGCATCCATCG